AGTATCAAATATATCTAACTGCTTCATATTGATTTCCTTATCATTATTTGAGTTTCTGTAGGTACATCAAATTTTTTATTATAAGAAAATTCTGACATTGTTTTAACAAAATAAGAATTATTAACTAACCATTTTTTTGCATCTTTTTTTGTTTTAAATAATGGTATCTGTTCAAATGAATGATTGTTAATTTTAATTTCCCAATAAAATATTCTTTTAAAATAATTAACTTTTTTTATTTGTATCATCTCTATTCTCCCTGTTAATGACCAGCCCCCAAGTAGAGAGAGGACTCGGAAGCTGATCTGTAGAACCTAAAAAAAAATTTTTAGATTCATTGTTAGTATTTGATATGAAAATAATAAATACTTGTCTTGCGACTCTCTCGTTATATATTTTTTTATTTATATTCATACCTTTATTGATTCGTTTTTTATATCTGATTTGAAAATAAAACAAGAAATAAAACTTGTGGGGGTTAAATTAGTTAAAAAAGCTAGTAAAATAGCCATTTATTAACTATTTACAATACAACTCAAAAAATATAGATTATTTATATGTTAAATAAAACTAACACTAACAAAGGAGAGAGCATGAAAAACAGAACACTAAAATTAGTTAAAGGAGATATTATTTATAAAAATAAATATCCTTTAGTTAGAGTAAAAAAAGTTAAGCAAGATATTAATAAATCTGCTTATATGATTTTTACAATAAATTCTTCAACATCAGAACCAGAAAATTTTGAACCATTTATGAATTACCATAAAAAAGGTATTGCGTTAGATCACGCATATAATGTTGTTGAAAATTCTATTATTGATTTAATGAAAGAAGTTAGAAATATCAAAAGACAGGAGAGAGCATAATGAAAAAAGGTACTTGTAGAGTTTGTTGGGGTCGTTTTACTTTAACTAAAAATAAATCTTTAAGAGCACATGGTCATACAAATTCTTGGTGGGGTGGTAAAAGAGTATCAAGTTTTTGTAAAGGTACTAATTTATTACCTACTGAACTTTCTGATGATACATATAAAGTAGCTAGAGATATTTCTAGAAAAAGATATTTATTATGCAGAGATAAATATGGAGAAAAAGATGATTATACAAATTGGTATTTTGATGATGTAATTAAATTATCAAAAGAAATAAAAAATTGGAAACCAATAGAGGAGAGCAAATAATGAGAGAAGAAATAAAAGTTATAAAAGAAAATCTTAATTTTAAAGAATTACCTAAAGAAATTAAAAAAGCTATTATTAATAATGAAGCTGATTCAATGGTAATTACTTATGATGAGGGAGTCTATACAAAAAAAACTGCTTTAATAGATGCTAAACAACATTATGAAAACCATGATTTTACAAAATATATTTTGTATCATTCTAATATTGGTGGATTAAAAGCAGAAAACCAAGAAGATTATTATAGAACAGAAGAAGATGTAGATTGGTGGAATAATGCTTAAATTAATTTTAATAATAAAGGAGAGAATATAATGAGAATACCAAACAACTCAAACTTTAGTAAAGAGATTGCTAAAAAGTTTAAACAGATTTTCCACCGAGATATGACTCTTGGTGGATTACAAGATTTACAGGAACAGTTAGATTTAATTAACCCTGTAGATACTCATTTGTTAAATCAAGTGAGTCAATTAAAGGAAAAAGCAAATGGACAAAAAACTTCCAAAGTTGCAAATGCAGTACGACAAGTTCATAATGAAAGAAAAGGATTTGTTGCAAAAACTGTTAGCACTAAAGGAAAAGAAAAAAGTTACAGCTTGGAAACTACATCAAATTAAATACCACCAAGCAACTTTATAGAGAGGAAAAAAATATATTGATATGAAAAACATACTTTTAATCGCCATCTTTGTCTGTTTATTACAAGGGTGTGCTTACAAACCCTTAATTGATACGAGTGGGAGATCAGGAACATTTAATAGTGATAGAGCAAATTTAATAACTGACGATCAATTACATTGTAAGACACTTGCTAAAGATAATACAAACTTTATAAGTAATATTTTATATTGGTCTGTTAGCCCAACAATGGACACAAAGTATAAGTCTATTGTTAGAAAATGTTTAACAAAAAGAGGTCATAGTGTCCTTAACTAAAAAACACCAATACAAATATTTAACTGAAAAGTTAAAGTTTAAATACCTAGACCTTAAATACAGAGAAGAAATATCTACTAATACTGACTCTGATCTTATTAAACATGAATTAGATTTCTATAATGAATACTATTATAGATTAGATTTTTATTCTGATTGGCTTGAACGAATTAATAACAAATATAACTATATAGGAGAGAGTAATGTGTAAAAAATATCAATACTTATATTTAAGAGAAAAAATTAGACATCAATTTACAAATAATCAGTTGGAAGAAGAAAAAACTGAACATTGGGATAGTATTGGAACTGGTATGTCCTCTGAAAGTAGAGATATGGCAGATGAAGAAAATATTAAACTCCATGTTAGGACTACTCACTTACATGATTGGTTAAATAAAATTAACAAAAAATATAACTATATAGGAGAGAACAATGCAGCTTAATGTTAAAGAAGCAAGTATTATTGAATTATATGCTTACAAAATTATTCTATTAAAACAAATTAATGAAAACAATAGATTAATAAAAGAAATTGATAAAAAAATAATCAAGGAGAAAGAAAATGCACAAACCAAGAACTAATACGACTATCGAAGAAATCAATAAATCACTTATTGAGTTAATGGCTCAATGGAGAATCACAGCTAAAGATGATGAGATTATCTTTACTAAGATTATAGGATTGCAGCTAAAAAAGATTAGGCTTATGAGAGGATATACTCAAACTAGAGTAGCCAAAGCAATTAATATTACGTTTCAACAGCTTCAAAAATATGAACGTGGAACTAATGAGTGCAAGGCAATTAACCTTAAAAAATTATCGGAATATTTTGATGTTTCATTTGACTATTTCATAAAACCGATATTAGATGCTAACTTAACATTTATAACAAAAAGGAGAGAAAATGTATATCCGTTTAGACAAGACTACATGGCAAGATAAAAGAATCAAAGCCATGAATAAAATTATAAGCAATTATAATTTAAGCACAGAAACATTTATTGAAGAATACAATAGAGTATGTGTTTCTAAAGCAGAAAACAAAAAACAATATAAAGGAGAGAGAAATGACAATCGTTAATACAGAGCATGGACACACAGTAGAGTTCAATCAAGAAAAACACGTCTATATTCATAACAACGAATACATAGTTGGTACAAGTACAATACTTGGTAAGTTAGCTAGTCCAATGTTAGAGAATTGGAAAATAAACAATCAAGTAAATGCTTTAAAAGATGAGATGGAACGACAAGGTATTCCATTAGATAAAATAGACTCCATAGTTATTAATGCTAAAGCTAACGCAAGAAAACAAGGAGATGGCATATTATCTATTGGTTCAATGGTTCATAAATTTTGTGAGTTATGGGTTAAGGGACAACCCTTTACTGAACCTAGCGACCCTGTAGTTAAAGGTTGCTTTGATAAATTCAAAAGATTTTGGACTAAACATAAACTGAAACTTGTTGAGTCTGAAAAAATTTTATACTCTGAACGTGGGTTTTGTGGAACTGTTGATCTGATTGCAGAAGATTCACAAAAAAACTTATGGCTCATAGATATAAAAACTTCAAAAGGAATATTTGTAAATATGGTGCATCAACTTCATGCTTACAAACTTGCTTATGAAGAACAAACAGGCAAGAAAATACATAAGATGTATGTTGTTAGGCTTCCTAAAGATAAGGCAGACTTTGAGGCCAGACAAATCTTGTATAAAAAAGAACACATTAAAGCATTTCTTGGATTACTGCATTGTCATAAATCCGAGTTATTATTTAATGAATCAGTAAGACAATACAATAAACTAAAAAAAGGAAAAAAAAATGTATCAAAATAATAAATCAACCTACTCAATGCCATTTTGTGGATTAACTTTAAAGTTATATGAAACAGGCAAGAAAGCACCTAGCTATGAATATAGTGCTTCATCAACTAAAGCTAAGTTCATGTGTAGTCTAACACAAAAATTATATGGGATTAGTCAAGTGATGGAATGGTATAACACACCACAAGTTCAGGCTTATGCTAAAGCTGGTTATAACCTTAAATGGGGTTCTAAAATTCAACAAGCTAAAGAAACTAAATATGGTGCTGACACCGAGCAAGTAGTAACTCTTTACATGGTCAAACCTTATCAAGGTGGTCAGAATGTTGATGGTATGAAACCTATTGGTCAATCTATACCACCACACGCTACTCAATTTGCACCAGACAATGCTCAACCAATTAGTATGTCTGATTTAACTGATGATGAAATACCATTTTAATTATGACAGATACAGAAATACAAATCAAAGCACTTGTAAGTGAAATTCATAATCTAAAAAAGGATTTTGCTTTTAAACTAGAAGAAATCCAAGCTTTATACATGGAAAATAAAAAGCATAGGGAGATGTCTGAAAAGTTAGAGTTAGAAAACAAACATCTTAAACAACAGATAAAACAGTTAGAAGAAGAAGCTGAATCAATGTTAAACCACCCATGATAATATTTGGAAAACCAATACATAGAAAATACAATAGACTTGTAGTAAAAATTGTATCAATAATATTTATTATAGTTATATCAATAGGTCTTATGTCTTGTGATAAATTAGAATTTGATCCAACTACAACTACAATAAAATATATGTTAAAGGAGAAAAAGAATGAGCAATCTATTAAGTAATAAGTCATATGAAGAATTAGAGTTAGCTTCTCAAGAGTGGTCAGAGTGGCATAAAAAATCAATAATTCTTGAAGCTGGTAAAAAAGCTATGTTTAGTAAATTATTTTTAAAATATAAATTAGATACTAAAACTGTTATAGAGGCAGAACATAAAGCCAGAACAGATGAAGAATATAAAGCGATTGTAGAACAATATGCAGAAGCAGAACTACAGCTTATTAAAAGTCGTTATCATTATAACAACCTTGATAAGTATGTTAGTTTAAAACAATCAGAGTTAAAAAGAGATTTAGCTTTGAATAGTAAAGTTTAATGAATTTCACTAACGAGAATTGGATTGCTCCCTTGTTTATCAGTTAGTGAATAAAGTTATTAGCGAGAGTTAATAATTTGGTCTATGGGTGGTTTGCTCTCTCTCTCCACCCTAGATTTAATTTCTAGTTATTTCAAAATATTTAAGGTCAGTATCTTTTTTAATACTTGTATAAGAATATTCATAATTAATTAAATCTACATCTTCTCTTTTTTTGATTTCTTCAATCATGTTATTAACTTTTGTAAAGTGTGGAAAAGTATCTATAAATTTAAAATGAATATAACTGCCTAGTGGATTGTTTGAGGTTTCTAATTGTATTTCTAAATCAGTAATTACAGCATCAACTTTTATTTTGTCCATTAGGACACTATACTATTTCTTACGCATGATGTCTGCACCTTTAAGACCATAGATCGCAGAAACTACACCAATAAAAATAGCTTGATACCAATAAGGTAAATCTTTAAAATACTGAAAAAATAAATCTAATTTATTACGAATGTCAGGGTCGTCAGAGAAAACAGAGTAACCCAATATAAGAATAGGCAAAGATACAAGCACAAGGACAAATTCATCTTTCCAACCATTGTCATTACTTTCAATAACTTTTGCTTTATATTCAATTTCGCCTTTCGCCATTTGCTCTGCATGGTGCATTTGAGCATCTGACATTAACTGTTTTGTTCGTTGTTTATTTTGGTAAATCTTAGCCCCTGTTTTTACACCCAACGATAATAAATTCAACCACATTTTAATTCCTTTGCTAATTCACAATAGTGAATAATTTTATCCCATTTCTCATTAGGGTTTTCTCCGTCTTTATTTCGGAGTGCGTATTTTATAATATTACCTTGTATGAAATCAAGTTTATTTGCGACTATAAACTCAATAGGTTGGATTTTATATTCCTTATAGTGCTTACCACCTATTTGTTTATCAGTAGCCTTTAAAATGGCTCTATGAGGCTTTAACCTAGACAATTTTACCTATCCAATCCCCTTTTTTATCTAAAACCATAGGAAGTAGTCTTGGAACTCCATCTAGTATAATTCCACAACCAAGTATAAATCTAGTTCTAAAATTTTTAGCATATTCAAATGCCATTGATTTTTGATCTGTTAGACAACCTACGTTCATTCCAAAGAATAGGTTATCTGGGTTAGCCCACCAAGAGATTACAAACTTAGTATGATAGTGTCCTTGAACAGCACTCATTCCCATAGCTTGACTTGTTTTTAAAATATCAGCACTCATACCATGAGTAAAAAAACATCTCTGTCCATTAGACATAGTTAAGGTTAAATTATCTACCCACTTCCACTTTTTAGTTCCTAAAAAATCTCCATAAGATTTAATAAATTGTTTGCTCATTCCAAACTTTAATGCTCGTCTAAATACTAAACTAGAATGGTTACTATCTACTTCTGTAACATCTGGAAATATTATTTCTAATTCTTTGATATATTTTCTTGTTAAATTAAGTTCATCTCCAGCACTAGGAAGATCAGGGTTAGAGTCGTGCATACTTATATTGTGAAAGTCAATAGAATCTCCGATATTAATAATTCTATCTGGCTTAAATTCTTTTTTGATTTCTTTTAAAAATTTTATTGAGTCCTTATGATGATAAGGAATGTGCATATCTGAAATAACAAGTATTTTTTTATTATTCATACAATTATAACTTGTACTGCTTTTTTAATTAATTACAATCCCAACATGGTAATAATCAAATATGCCATTCCAGTAATTAATGAGCCAGTACAAATTAGTAAAATCTTTTCTAATCGTTTTACTCTTTCTTCTATTTTGTTTATTTTATCGTGAGTTAATTTCTGCATTATACGACATAGCTTTTCATGTGATTCTATTTTTTGTAATGCAGATTTACTCATTTCTTTTTCTTTGGTTTGTACTTTTTAATAGATTGTGAAATGAATATGTTTTTGTATAGAGAAACCTTTTTACCAAACTTCTTATCAGCTTTTCTTTTAGCTGATTTATATGCTTTAGACTTCTTATTAAAAGATTTTGGTTTCCCTAATTTCTTTGGTCTAGCTTTTGCAAATATAGGTTTCTTTTTAGCCATTACTTTTTCTTCTTACTCTTATGAGTAGAACCTTTCATAAGTTTTCCATTTGGCATTCTGTGAAAGCCTTTAGGTACTTTTTTAGTTTTCTTTTTTTTAGCCATTACTTCTTTTTCTTCTTTTTAACTTTTTTTTTCTTTTTCTTATTCATTGTGTGATAAGGCATAATATTCTCCTATTAGTTAGTTAGTTTTCCACCAGACCATTTTGCTTCTGGTAATCCATTAATATAATTCTTTCCATCAAATGTCAAAACTTGCTTTCTGTTTGAGTCTTGATTGAAGCTACAATGTACCCACCCTGAATTAGCACCCTCATCTTCTTTCCAATATTCTAAAATTAGTTGGTCAAAGTCTGTATTGTTTTGAATCCATAAAGCTACTTCTAAATTACTTACACCAGCTATTTCAAAATCAACTGCTTGTCCTTTTGTATGTTGTGATGTCTTAGAAGAATTAATTGCTACACATAATTCTTCACTACGATAGCCAGATGTAACAATAATTGGTTTTTCAAACTTTGCTCTTACAGGCTCTAACACTCCATAACATAGATCAGTAAGGTTTTTAATCTCTCCACTACCAGCTTTGTTTTTAATACCAAGCCTGATTGCAGTAGAGGACTTTTCAAATTCTTCTAACTTAAAGTGTTTGGATAATTGCATTTAAACCTCTATGGTTTAGTTGGAAAAGTAACAGCATTAACATCTTCAATAGTTGTTAAGCCATCTGTAATATCTCGTAATGATTGTCTATAAGTTGTCATATCAGCAGAAAGTGTATTGTCAGATAATGCAAGATAATCAGTAGCAGTTAAAAGACTATTTCTTTTTTGTCTTAAATCTGCCATTGCTCTATCAAATGCACCATTAGCATAAGCTAATTCTTCTGCATCTCTTTGTGCTTCTTCTTCTGCTGTAAAAGGAACTATGTTCCCATTTATATTGTGATGTCTTGCCATAATTATTTATACTCCATTGTTAATTGTTAAGCAATACCATAAAGGCAAATATCTCCAGCATCTATGTTACCTGAACTCATCTTAAATTGAATTTCGTCTATTGCTGAAGTTGTGTTAAAATATCCAGCAGTAAAATCTCTCATACTATAATCTCCAGACCAAGAATATTGGCTAAATCCTATAAAATGTTTTACAAAAGTAGTTGATGACGGATTGAACAAATGTAAAGTACCAGAAGCAGATTGATCGTTATCATTTCCAACTTCTTGGGTTAATGGTTGAAAAGCTGTTCCTTGTGCTTGGTCAAAAACTGTACTGTATTGTAATGCAGTCGCACCATCAGTTTCACCATGATAAGCTCTAAAATCAGTAGATGTAATTGTTTCATTATAACCAGATCCACCAGCAGCATTGCCTTGAAAAGTAAAGTATGTAGCATTTGTCGCTGGGTGTATATTATTAAATGTAAATACATACTCCTTATAAGTATTATCCAAGACAACTGAACTTGCACCATCAACAAAAGATAAAGTTGCAGAAGATGATGCTGTTAGCTTTTTAATAAACACCATGCTACCTAAAGAACTAATGCTACCAAAAGTAGTTGCGTTCTTTACACCATTATTTGATAATTTAACACTAGACATATTAACTATCCTTTATTCCGTAGAGTTTTATTTTACCATCAAAATTACCACTTGTCATTTTAAATTGAACTGCATTTATTGCACTTGTTGTATTTGCATAACCAGCAATATTAAAATCCATTTCAAAACTACCTAAAGAGTTAGCACTTATTCTTGAAATAAAATGTTTAACAAAAGTTGTAGAACTTGGATTATATAAAGTCATACTACCACTATTTCCACTATCTGCTGCATTGCCAGTATAATCAGCTAATCGTTGAAATGCTGTACTTTGTGCTAAATCCATTAATCCAAAATATTCTAAATCTTGTTCATTATCTGCTTCTGCATGATATGCTCTAAATGATGTTGTTGTTTTTACAACATTGTAATTACTTCCACCATCAATACTTCCATTAAATAAAAATTGAGTATT